CTATAATATTCAAGACGTTGAACTTGTCGATAGACTTGATGACAAGATGAAACTTATCGACCTCATTCTGACTATGACGTATGAGGCGAAGGTAAATATCTCTGATTCATTTACATCAGTTAAGTATTGGGATGTTCTGATTTACAATCATCTGCTTAAACGTAAGATTGTTATCCCACAAAAGATGGGGCATAAAACTAAGGGTGAAAAGTATGTTGGTGCATATGTGAAAGAACCACAAGTGGGGCAACACAAATGGGTTATGTCTTTCGACTTGAACTCTCTGTATCCACACTTGATTATGCAATACAACATCTCACCAGAAACTTTGATGACACAAGTTGCAGATGGTATTGATGTTGATTATATGCTCGCCACAAAGAAACTACCACACATTGATAACGTAACTATGACACCTAACGGTGCAATGTTCTCAAAACAACATCAAGGGTTTCTGCCTGAGATGATGCAGAGTATGTACAATGATAGAACCATCTATAAGAAAAAGATGCTTGAGGCAAAACAGAAATATGAGGATACGAAGGACGCTAAATACTTAAAAGATGTTTCTCGTTTCCACAATATTCAGATGGCGAGAAAGATTTCACTGAACTCTGCTTATGGTGCGATTGGTAATGAGTGGTTTCGGTATTATGATTTGAGAATTGCAGAAGGTATTACAACGTCTGGGCAACTATCCATTCGCTGGATTGAGAAGTCTCTGAACTTGTATCTAAACAAACTTCTGAAAACTACAGGAGAAGATTATGTTATTGCAAGTGATACGGATTCGGTTTACATTACTTTTGACAAACTGGTTAATAGCGTGCTTGAAAAGAGAAAAGATGAATCGGAGGATAGTTATCGTAGCAGGGCCGTTGACTTCCTTGATCGAGTTGCTCAAGAGAAGATTGAACCTTTTATTGATAAAAGTTATCAGGCTCTTGCTTCGTATGTAAACGCATATGAACAGAAGATGCAGATGGCACGAGAAGTGATTGCAGACAAGGGTATCTGGACTGCAAAGAAAAGATACATTCTTAATGCGTGGGATGTGGAAGGTGTTCGTTATCAGACTCCACAACTCAAGATTATGGGTATTGAGGCAGTCAAGTCATCTACGCCTGCACCTTGTCGTGATAAGATTAAAGAGGCACTAAAGATTATCATGTCTGGAACAGAGAAAGATGTGAACAACTTCATTCAAGAGTTTCGTGAAGAGTTTATGAAACTGCCTCCAGAAGAGATTGCGTTTCCTCGTTCTGTGAACGGTATCGACAAGTGGAGTGATAGTTCTGGTATTTTCAAGAAGGGTTCTCCAATGCATATCAAAGGAGTTATTCTTTATAATCACTTTGTTCGCAAACAAAAACTAACAAACAAATATCCACTCATCCAAGAAGGCGAGAAGATTAAGTTTCTGAATATGAGAACACCAAACCATATGCAATCTGGTGTTATCTCTTTCATAACAAAACTTCCAAAAGAACTTGACATTCACAAGTATTTGGATTATGATATGCAGTTCGATAAAGCATTCGTTGAACCTCTGACATTTATCTGTAACCAGATTGGTTGGAAGATTGATCGTTCTTATGGAACACAAACAACACTTGAGGATTTCTTTACATGATACTAGAACGAGATGATGCGATATATGCCGCTACAAAGTTGATGAACTACTTCAAAGACTTTGGACGGATTGACGATTACTTTCGTGCTAGAAAGATTGAACGTGTACGAAACATTCCGACTCCTTTGCCAGGCATGGGTTTGGAAGATGATATGTTTCAGAATTATGATATGCATCCAGAAGATATGGACTTTAAAGTGATGCAAATCAACAACAAGACTTTTGATGCAATGATTGAAAAGGTTGCATCATTCAGTCCAGATGAGAATCCAGGCAAGACTTTGAAACTGGTTGTTATGGAAACAAACACTAATACAGTAGTTGGTTTCATTCGCTTTGGTTCTCCATTGATTAACTCTAAACCTCGTAATGATTACTTGGGTGGTGTGCCTGATTTGGATATCTTCAACAAACGTGCTATCATGGGTTTCAATATTGTTCCAGTGCAACCATTTGGTTACAACTATCTTGGTGGTAAACTGATGGCGGCAATCTGTTGTTCTCATGCAAGTCGTAGAATGTTAAACGAAAAGTATGGTACAGAGTTTTGTTTGTTTGAGACAACATCTCTCTATGGCAACATCAAAGGTGCTTCCATGTATGATGGTATGAAACCATATCTAAGATATAAGGGTGATACTCAATCTAAGTTTCTATTGACACTTGGTGAAGATATCTATCCAGAACTAAAAAATTGGTTTACAGAAAAGAATGGTGGAGAAGAACTAATACACAGGGGTGCTTCTTCACGCAAACTCAAGATGCAGACAAAGATGGTTGGACTTGTAAAACAAAGTCTTGCAAAACATGACAAGAAAGCATATGACTTGTTCTCAAAAGAAATTGAGAAGGCAAGTGATGTAACAACACAAAAGAGATTCTACATGGGTGAGTATGGATATTCAAATGTAAGAGATGTTCTTTTGGGTAAAACAAATGTCTTGACAAAAGCAGAAAATTATGATAAATTTGAACTTGAAAATGTAATTGCGTGGTGGAAAAAGAATGCCACCAAACGATATAATAAAATGATTGCAGAGGGCAAAGTTCGTACAGAACTAGAAGTCTGGAATAAAGATACCATGAATAAGATTGATATTATACGATGAACATTACTATTGCAAGATTAAGATCAAATGTGAAATACAACGGGCCTTTAGAAACTGTCTTGGATAGTTTCTTTGAGAACTATGTAAAATGGATGCGGGCGAACCCACAACACAAGTATGACACATATAATGTTTCTTTCAGTCAGAGCAGACCAGAAAGAACACCAGAGACAATCAAGTGGGCAGATGTGATTGTCATTCCATCCGATTCAGAGTTTCGTTATCACGGCGAACTTCAAATGAATCCAAAAGACTTGGCAAAGTCTGAAAGTCATATGGAAACTATTCGCCCATACTTTGAAGGTAAGACAGTAATCATGTGGAGAAGTGATAGAGGGGATACTGAAGAACTCTATCGTAACAATACTTTTAAGGGGGTGAATCTCAAATCATTCCACACGATTGATGAAATTGATTTCTCTGGTAACATACATGGAATGAAGTATCACTTTATTCAAACATTGAAGAACCCACTTGCTGATATGATGGGAACAGAGAAAACCATCGACTTTGGATATTGGGGAAGAATGAAACACGGTAACGATAGAGAAAAGACAATTAGAAAAATCTATCGTTCAGAATTATCTACTGTAATGGTTGGTGGATTTCCATCTGGTGTTAAACGACAATCTGCTTGGATTAAGGATTGGAAGGAACTCTATCCACTACTAGAACCCGCTAGATGCACGTTGTGTTTTAACTGGTTAGACCAGACTGCAACGACCAGTAGATACCCAGAAGCACTTTCAATTGGCATGATACCTTTTGTTTGGCAGGACTATGACAGTAATAACACATATATGATTGATGATTGGCAGCGAATCACCTCACCAGAAGAGTTTGTTGAAAAGGCACTTTTACTCAGAAATCAAGATTTCTTTGAAAAAAAATTAGAAGAATTTCGTGCCAACTACTCTAAGGTGTTGTTATCACAAGAAAAATACTTTGAACTTTTTTCAGAAAAAATGAATTTATCACTTGACTTGTTATGATAACGGTGGTATATTATATAAGTAAGATGAATTGAAAGAGAAAGTTTTGTGATGATACCAAAGATTTTAGAGAACATTGCCGAAACAATTCGTAAGGAAAAAATTTCAATCAGCGAATCAGTAGAAGGTGAGGGCCGAGGCGGAAGTCTTAAAGATGAAGGCACCATCATTCGTTTTTTACAAAATGATCCTATTCTTGGTGGATATATTCTATCAGAAAAAGCAAGAAAATTTGGTGACATGACTGTGTTAGATTATGATGGTGTAACTCAATATGTAGTTAATATCAAAACTTCTATTGGTGGAACTGACAATGCAACAAGTAAGATTGGTTTTCTGTATGCTCTTACGGATATGGAGCCTGAGGAGATGCCTGGAAACATGGATTGGTGCAAATTTATGGAGTTGATAAAGGAACGCAAAGCAGATATTCCTACCAAAGATTACTGGTTTCTTTGTGTTGATAAAAACGATTCTAGTAATGTAATCATTCGGGGTACGAAGCAGATTAACTGTTGGTATGAAAATCCTAATCCAAACAATATGCTTCAAATTTCATGGAAGAAGGAAAAGACGTTAGAACCTGTTGAACGGACATATGATGAAGCGTATGAAGTTCTTGTTGGTGGTATTAAACGCTGTTTACAAAAGGGATATGATAGATTGCCTTTGGAGCTTCGCCCAGTATGAAACTTTACAATGCCTCATGTTTTGATATATTCCCCAAACTAGATGACAATTCAGTTGACATGGTTTGTGTTGATCCGCCTTATGGAACAACAACCATTCAATGGGATAATGTGCTTGACTTTGATCAGATGTGGAAAGAACTTAATAGGATTGTAAAACCTAAAGGTAATATTCTTATTTTTGGTTCTCAACCATTTTCTTCTTTTGTTATTACATCAAATATAAAACAATTCAGATATGAATTAATATGGAATAAAAATAAATGTGGTTCTCCAGGCCTTGCAAAGATAAGACCACAAAAAGTGCATGAAAATATAATGGTATTTTCACAAGAAAGTGGATGTACCTATAATCCAATCATGGAAGTTGGTGCCGCATACGAAAGAAACTCTAAAGACCCAGAGGGTTATGGTTCTGGTAAAAATACACATGGTTATGGATTTGGTAATAAAAAAATGATGTCTAGTAAAAATACTGGAACGAGATATCCAAAAAGCATTTTACACGCATCAAGAAACTTTTCTGCACAACAGACAGTTCATCCTACACAGAAACCAACCAACCTTCTTAATTGGTTAATTATGACATATAGTAATGAGGGGGATACTGTAATGGACTTTACGATGGGTAGTGGTTCGTGTGGAGTCAGTGCTAAACTAACAGGAAGAGAATTTATTGGTATGGAACTAGAAAAAGAATATTACGACATTGCTGTTAAAAGAATTAATGAAGTTGGTTTTTTACAAACAGGAAGCGTAACACCGTCAGACCATCAACTAACAACTCAAATTTCAAAAGATATGAAAACACTATGATAATCTTATGATAGACACAATCTATATTCCTACACTTGGGAGAAGTGATAAGCAAATAACATTTGATAACATGACTCCCAATGCACAAGCGATAACTACACTCGTGGTGCAACCAAAAGAGGCACACCTATATCCAAATTACCCCATAGTCATTCTACCAGAGAATGATTGTGGGATCACTGCAACTCGCAAGTGGATTTGGGAGCAGGGAAAGAACCAGAGATACATGGTTTTTGATGATGACTGCCGCCTTGCAGTGCGCCGTCCATGGCATGATGGCGAAAAGACTAAACGAATTATGACTGATGATGATTGGAAACATATGTTAGAAACAATATCTCAGTGGATGGATTCTGGTATTGCTTGGGGTGGTTGCAGAACTGGTGGACTACCGCCTGCCGGTAGAGAATACATAGACAATACTGGAACTGCTGAGGTATTCTTTTTTGATGGAAAACAATTACCAGAAGCAGATGAATTAGATTGGGAGTTATCAACAGCAGAAGATATATCACTCAGTCTACAACTTTTATCAAAAGGTTATTCTAATAGAGTATGGGATAGATTTGTTTATCTTTCAGATTTTGTTGGAACAGAAGGTGGATGCGCTACTTGGAGAACCCTAGATATTATTAACAACAACCATGCAAAACTTATTGACAAATTTCCAGAGTATGTATCATACAATGGTGAGAAGGAAATGATGGGTGGTATCTTTAAGAAGATTAAAATCCAATACAAGAAAGCGTATAACGACAGTCAAAAAAGTAAAGCATCACTAGAGGAATTTATGTAATGAAAGAAGGAACAATCGTAACACTTGTTATGAATAATGGGGCAGAAATTATCGGTAGGTTTGTTGCCGAAGATTTCACAACAATCACACTGTATAAACCAAGAATGGTTCAGGCATCTCAACAGGGAGTAGGTTTGCTAAACGGTATCTGTATGACAGGAACAGAACCAAATGCTGATTTCGTCTTTAATAAGACAGGAGTTATGTTTATAATTGAAACTATGAAAGAACTTGCTGCTGGTTGGACACAGCAAACGAGTGGCATTGCAGTTCCACAACAAGGTGGCATTATAAAGTAATGAATAAGTTCATTCAAGTATATGATAATGTAATTGATGAGTCGTTTGCAAAACAACTTATTGCGATGTTTGAGGAATCGCCAGAACACCATGAAGAAGTTGTTCTAGAAGGACATCGTTCTTTTACACAGGTGACATTACAGACTCATGCAGAATGGCGTCCTTTTGCTATTGCACTACAAAACAAGTTCAGTGAATATATTGATAAATACATGAAAGACTGTAATATCACTGATATGATGTTTCCAGAACAATTTGCATTTGAAATGTTTCGTATGAAAAGATATATGCCGAATGATGTGGATGAGTTTGCAGATCATGTTGATGTGGGTAATTATGATTCTGCTCGTAGATTTTTGGTATTCTTTTTATACCTTGATGATAACGAAAGAGGGTTTACAGATTTCCCACAGTTTCACATAAGAGTGAAACCAGAAACAGGTAGGATGTTGATGTTCCCCCCAATGTGGACACATCTTCATGCTGGAACAAAACCGATTGAGAAACCAAAATATATTATAGGCAGTTACTTACATTATGTATAAATTTGTAGAGAATAAAGATAAGACTTGGACAGGTATTGGACTGACTGAAGAGGCGGGGAAATATCAAGGAGTAGTTTATCGCTACGGTGAAGTCAAAGTAATTGAGAATGAAGAAAAAACAGAAGCCTCTTTACAATTTGAGTTTGATGTGTTAGACTCTAATGGACTACCAAAAGAAATGTTTGACGATGATTTTTATAAAGTCATTGGCGATGTTTTAACAGATATTTTAGAACAACAAATGAAAGAGGATGCTTTACAGTATGTCAACACAGACGATTGAACGAACTACACTTAGTAACTTAGTATACAATGAACCATATGCGAGAAAGGTTTTGCCTTTCATCAAACCAGAGTATTTTAATAATCGTCACGAAAGAGTTGTATTTGAAGAAATCAATAAGTTTGTAGAGAAGTATGGTAATCAACCTACCAAAGAAGCGCTCTCTATTGAACTTGATAATAGAAAGGACTTGACTGATGAAGAGTTTAAGTCAGTTCTAAACATTGTCGAAACACTATCTGATGCACAGGTTGATATGCAATGGTTGGTGGATACGACAGAAAAGTTTTGTAAGGATAAGGCAGTCTACAATGCCATCCTCAGTGGTATTCAAATTATTGAAGGGAAAGATAAA